TATTGCTCAAATTTATGATGAAATAAAATTAATTTCTAATGCTAATGATCTTAGTGCTAATACAACAGCAGACTTATTTTCTTCTTTTACTGAAGACTTACAAAGAGAAGGTTTTGGTGGTTTAACACATCAAGGAGGAAAAAAGGCAGGTAAAGGTAAAAGACTACATCAAGTAAGAATATATTTTGATCCAGCTAATTCCTTAGAAATAAATAAAGTTGATTTAGATAAATTAGAAACAGTTGCTGGTGATACTGTTTTTGTTCCAAGAAAAAAAATAAGAAGCAAAAAAGGTAAGCAAAAGTTTCAAACTACTGATGAACGTGTAGGTCTTGAGGGTAGAAACTTTGATATTTTTAGTGATGATCCTAAAGAAGTTGCAAAGATCAAAGCTGCCTACCAAGAAGAACAAACTAAATATTATCCAGAATATTTAAATATAGTTACTGACGATATGCTAATTGAAGATGCAGATGACTATTTAGAACCAGAAGTAATACAAGCAATTACACAATTTGCAGATAAGTATGGTTTGAAATTACCTGTTCTTATGGCTGCTACTGTTAGAAGAATTACTGGTCTTGCTGTAAATTTAAGTGATAACGCTGCTCTAATAAAAACTCTTCCAATCGGTTCACAAGAAGCAAATATTTTAAAACAAAAACTTACTTTACAAACAATAAGTTTTTATAAAATGATTAAAGGCGACAGTAAGTTTGGTACAGTTATAGGTCGAACTTTAAGAGCAAGACAATTAGCAAATGCTAAAAATCCAGTAACAGGTCAGACACCAGGAGAAGTTACTGCAAGCAACATTGAAGCAAGAAGAGCAGAAGATTTAAAAGGTGGTGGATCTGAAATTATTAGAGATGTAGCTGAAGATATAGATAACACTTTTAAAAGTTTGGAGTTTTCACAGGAAGATATACTTAAAGCTTTAGAAGAAGATAGATTTGAAGACTTTGCTGATTTTGCAAGTAAATTAGCTGCTGCACATGGAGATCCATTTGTACTGCAAAAGTTAGTTAAAGAAAGTATTGGAATGAAAGGTTTGAAGATAGGCAACGAAGTCTTTCTAAACGGTATTTTATCTAACCCTGCTACTCATGTGAGAAATACTCTTGGCACTATGCTTAATGTTGTCACAGGGCCAGCAGATTTATTAATAGGTTCTTCAACTAGGCAAGAATTATTAAAAGGTCAATTTGTTGATCCCATTTTGTTTAGACGAGCTATGGCCGAGTTTGCTATGTTTAAACAAGCTCAAAGTGATGCTCTTAAACTTGCTGGTCAGGCATTTAAAGAAAATAGAAATATTTTAGACAGATCAAGAATGATTGTGGACTCTGGCAATGATCCTACTCAGAGATTTGCCATACAAAAACGAGGTGGTACTTTTGATGGAGAAGGATTACAAAAAATAAAAAATGGCAAAGATATAGCACAATATTTAAGAAGAGGTCTTGTTCCTGATTTAGTAAATAGTTTTGGTACTATTAACAATGCTCCTTTAAGAGCTTTGATAGCAGAAGATGAATATAATAAACAACTTGCTTTTAGAATGTTTTTAAAAGGTGAATTAGTAGAAGACGGACTTAGAAAAGGATTAACTGGTAAAGCTTTTGATGATTATGTAGATAAAAGTTTTGAACTAGGTGTTAATTGGATAGCTAAAAAAGGTTCGGAACTGGATCTGGCATTAAAAGAAATACAAGAATTTAAACCATTTATAGGTCCTAATGGAGCACAGGTAGCAGTAGGAGAAGATTTATTTTTAAAGATTAGAGATTCTCTTGATTATGCTGCTGACCGCACATTCACAACAAGAATAGATAATAAATTAGTAAATGCTTTAAAATCCCCAGGATGGAAACCTATTTTACCTTTTATAAATTCACCTTTAAATATTCAACAAACTCTTTTAAAACGTACTCCATTTATGGCTACTATTACAGGTAAAGTGCCTTTATTAGAAGGTATGCTAGATACTCATAGAAAACAACTACAAAGCTCTGTTAAAAGTGTTTCTGGTAGAGCAAGAGGTGTAGAAAGAATAGGAGGTGGTGTTTGGCTGACATTTGCAACTTTAAGTATGGCTGCTACTGATAGATTTGCAAAGATTGCCTTAGTTGATGGAAGTGATCCAGATTGGAGACAAGACAAAATTAGAAAATATAGTGGTGATCCTGGTTATGCTTTTAGAATTTTACTTACAAATCCTGTTACAAAAAAACCACAGTTAGGTCCTGATGGACAACCTAAATACCATTATGTAGATTGCGGAAGAATAGGTTTTGAACCTTTTAGTTCTATGTGTCGAGTTGCTGGATATTATGGAACTATTCAAAAATATTTAGATGATGAAGATCAGAAAAATGTAGCTGCTGTTATGACTATTGCTTTAGCTAGAGATATTTTAGATCTTCCAATGTTTGAAGCTGTACAAAAATTAATGGATATTATTGAAAACAGACCAGATGCTTTACCAAACTTTCTTGCAAACTATATGAACTCAGCTTTCATACCTTATTCCTCTTTAAGAAAAGCAATTAAAAAAACAGATTATTCATATATAGATCCAAGGTCAGGTAAAAAATTAAGAGGGTACTTCAAACCAGATAAATCAATACAAAAAGGTGATTATATAAAACAAAATATAAGAACAAAATTTGATGATGGTACTCCAATTCCAGAAGATCACCCTGCATACGGAACTTTAGTAACAGAAAACCCAAGATTTGTAGGTGACTTTTTTGTTCGTAAAGTGGCTTTGAAATTTATGAAAGAATTACAATCTAGTAATCCATTAGCAGAACGATTAAAACCACAGAAGTTTTGGCTTACTGGTCAAAATTTAGAGTATTCACAAAACATTGGTATTAATAGTGGGATGAATCCTTCATTAGAAGGGTCATCTTTAAATGATCCTGTCGTAAGCTTAGTGCGAAGAAGTAAATCAAAGATAACACCTCCACCTGCACACTTATTTAGAAACTCAGCAGAGGGCGGTATTTTGCTTAACTCTACTCAGTATGAAAAATTAAAAGAATTTATCTACGAAACAAAATTAGATAACAATGGGCAAATAAGTAGTAAAGGTAAAACTGTCTATCAAAAACTTCTTCCAATAGCAAAAGATAAAAAGATTTTAGAACTTTTAGATTTTATTGAAAGTGGAGAAGTTGATGATAATTTTAATATAGATACAAACGCAGTCTTAACTTCAAGAGAAAACAGTGTAAAAGACTTAAGAAAACTTTTAAGAGAAATTATTACCCCGTATATCGGACAAGCTAAATTACAATTATTTCAATTAGAAGATGAGAAAGGAGGAGCAAAATCTAAATTACCTGCATATCTAAAAGAAAAAAGAAGACAAAAACTTGACTTACAAAACCGCTATACACGGTAAACTAAAAACAATAGAGCAAAACTATGGCTACTAACACTGCTGCATCTTTTACAAACCATACTGGTAATGGTACTGCTGGTCCGTTCAGTATCTCCTTTTCCTATCTATCAGAAGCTGAGGTTGATGTTACGGTTGGTGGTGTCTTAAAAACTCTTACCACCCATTACACTTTCACAAGTGCTACGCAGATTACATTTACCAGTGGTAATGAACCTGGTAATGGTGTTGCTATTAATATTCAACGAGATACAAATATAACTGCTAAAAAGGTAGATTTTAATGATGGTAGCGTTCTTACAGAATCAGATCTTGATACACAAAATGATCAGATACTATTTGCAGTACAGGAAAACTTACGCAAACTAGACACCATAGAAGAGAGTGCAACAGCAGATCAGACAGATGCAGAGATAAGAACTGCTGTAGGTAATGCAACTGATAGTAATGTCTTTACCGATGCAGAAAAAACTAAATTAGCTGGTATATCTACAGGAGCTACTACTGATCAAACCGCTAGTGATATAAGAACACTTGTAGAAAGTGCTAGTGATAGCAACGTGTTTACTGATGCAGACCATACAAAATTAAACGCTATTGAAGCCAATGCGACTGCTGATCAAACTAACTCTGAGATTAAAACAGCTTATGAAGCAAACTCCGATACAAACGCTTTTACCGATGCAGAAAAAACAAAACTATCAGGTATAGCTACTGGTGCTGAAGTAAACGTACAGTCCGACTTTAATGCCACTTCTGGTGATGCTGTAATCCTTAATAAACCAACAATACCAAGTGCCTTAAATGATCTGTCAGATGTTAATACTACTGGTGCAGCAGATGGCAAAATACTTAAATACCAAGCATCAAGCAGTAGCTTTATTATTGCTGATGACGCTAACTCTGGTGGAGGTGGTGGAGGTGGTAGTTTAACTGATGGAGATAAAGGTGATATAACTGTTTCTTCATCAGGTGCTTCTTGGAGTATTGATGCTAGTGCAGTCTCAACGAATAAGATAGCTGATGATGCTGTAACACAAGCTAAGATAGCTGATGATGCTGTAGGTGCTGATCAAATAGCTGCTAATGCTGTAGGTGCTAGTGAATTAGCAGATAATGCAGTCGATGAAGCAGCAATAGCTAATGATGCTGTTACAAGAGATAAGATTAATGCAATATCAACATCTTCATTACCAAGTTTTGAAGCTAAAGGTACTTCTGGATCTACAGAAGGTTACATACAACTTAACTGTGCTGAAAACTCTCATGGTATAAAACT